AAGCAGGAGCAGCTTTTGGTGGTGCTACATTGGGAGGGTTACTTACAAAAAACGGAGGCGCGCTTGCTAAAGTAATTGGAACTGGTGTCGGGGCCGGCGGCGGATATGCTATTGGTGAAAGCATTACTACTAATATTATACAACCAAATAGAACTATTACTACTTCCGATATTATAACATTATATGTTCCTCAATCACCACAGTCTACTTATGAAGCAGATTATCAGGATAGTGAATTAGGACTTGCAGGTGCGATAGGACAAAATGCAAAAAATGGTCTAGGTGATTTATTAAATAGTGATTTAGGAGAATTTGCAACTCGACAATTAGTAAGTGCTGCCGACATAGGAAAAGCAATAGGACTTAATGTTAATATAAGAGGAGCCATTCAAGCTGCCACAAGAAAAATTACAAATCCATTTAAAGAACAACTATTTAAAACTATGAACTTTAGGGAGTTTGGTTTTGAATTTAAATTTGCACCTAAAAATAATTCAGAATTAAATGCAACAACGAATATTATTAATACATTTAAATATCATATGCATCCAGAAAAAACACAAGATGGATTATTTTTAATTTACCCTTCAGAATTTGATATTGAATTTAGATACAAAGGAAAAGCAAATACTTTTGTTAATAGAATATCATCTTGTGCATTAACTAATATGAAAGTAGATTATGGTTCAGGCGGAGTTCTTACAACAATTCGTAATACTGCAGGTGCCCCTTCAGAAATTACAATGGGCTTACAATTTAAAGAACTAGAAATACTTACAAAAGAAAGAATAGAGGACGGTTATTAAAATGTTTTTTGACTCATTTCCAAACTTAGGTTATAAAATAGATGATAAGATTGTTTCAACTAAGGATATTTTTAGGCGAGTATCTCCTCTAAAAACTTTTTTAGACAACGATGCATTTTTAGAACATTATAGAATAAGTGCAGGAGAAAGACCTGAGGACGTGGCATTTGCCCTATATAAGGACCCTACATTACATTGGACTATACTATTAACTAACAATATTATAGACCCTTACAATGAATGGTATTATACACCAGACTCAATTCAAAAATTAGCCACACAAAGATATGGTGCAGGTAACGAACAACAAATACATCATTATTGTGATAATGAAGATAGAGAATATATAGTAGATTGGGATGCTGCCAAATTAGCCAATGGTGATATTATAGCAGTAACTAATATAGAATATGAAGAACAAGAAAACGATAAAAGACAATTAGTAAAAGTTATACAACCACAATATATTGGTGATTTTATTAATGAATTTAAAAGACTGATAATTAAATAATATGAGTGACCAAAGAGCCGGCAACACACGCGTTGATGAGATGTATATCACTACCTATGGTGGTCAGACCTTAGACCTATTTGAGTCCGGGTTTTTTATGGAACTCAAACTCAATGAAAGTATATATTTTAATTGTCTGATGGGGTCTGTATTATTAAATGATGCAGCTAATATATTAGTTGGGGCTCTAATTGCAGGAAAAGATACAATTACATTTAAATTGCGAACACCATCTTTTTCAGATACACCTGCAAACATAATATACAAAAGTTTTTACATTCACTCTGTTACTGATAGAACATTAAATTCTGATAGAGAACAATTTTATCAAATAAACTTTATATCAATGGAAGGGTTAAAAGATAGTGTTGTAGTTCTAAATAATAAATTTAAAGGAACAACAGATGAAATTGCCGGAAAAATATTTCAAGATACTTTATTAACTGATAGAATATTAGGAACAGACGGAGATGCTACAGGCGGAGTTACTCCATTGATAATTGGTGATACTCCTCATAAATCCAAACTAGAATTTATTGCTAACAATTGGTCTCCTTTTAGATGTTTAAATTATATTTGTAAAAATACAATAGGTAATACTTTAGATATGCCTAATACAATGTTTTTTGAATCTAATAAAGGTTACTACTTAACATCTATTACTAATTTAATACAAGCTCAAAAAGAAGCAAGAGTATTATATGATGAATATAACTATATGGTTAATTTAGACGAGCAACCAAATTCTCCTAAAGACCTTAGAACAAAGGGTGAATACAAATATAGTTCTCCTTTTACTAGTATGCGTCAATTGACAGTAGAAAAAATATATTATCCTACATACTTTGACCAACTAAGAAATCAAAGTTCTGGTTACTATGCAAATACAACATTTTCATATGATTGGACAACAAAGGATATTTATGATATTAAATTTGATTATACAGACAATCATAAAGACAGACAATTAAAAAATTTAATACCTCAAACTTTTGAGAATTTTAAACATATAGGAGAAGTTGCTCCCTTTCCTAGTAAGCCATATTCCAATCCACTAAATAATATTAAATATAAAGCTGGGGCTTCAAATTTATTTGGCAACGACTTAGCTTTTGATGTTGGGCAAGTTGCTTCGGTTTCATTTAGAAATACTGGATTAGCAGAACTTGATTCTGTTAAAATTGAAATAACAGTTCCAGGAAAAACTGATATAGAAGTTGGCAGGCTTATAAGATTTAATTTTCCTAATGTAGGAGATAAAACAGCAACACCGGATAGAACGAATGTATATGATAAATTGGTATCTGGCATTTATGTTATTACAGGTATTAATCATATAATGAATAGAGTAGGACATACAATGTTATTAGAATTAAGTAGAGATAGTTTAGGAGCGGATGTATAATGCAATATCCTTCTTTTAATTGGTGGCAAGGTGTTGTTGAAGACAGATTGGACCCTGAAAAAATTGGTCGTGTAAAAGTAAGAATACTTGGACATCACACCGAAGATAAAAATGTGTTGCCTACAGAAGACCTACCGTTTGCACAAGTATTACAGCCAATACAATCGGCAGCTATTTCAGGCATAGGGCATAGTGCAACAGGTATTGTAGAAGGAACTCATGTAGTTGGATTCTTTGCTGATGGAAGCGATGCTCAAATTCCTGTTATATTAGGAACATTAGGTGGATTTCCAATTGCACCTGCAGATGAAAGTAAAGGATTTAATGACCCATCAGGAACATATCCTAGATATGATTTAGAATCAGGACTTAATACAGTTCCAGAGTCAGATATATCTAGACTTGCTAGAGAGGAGATGGCAGAAAAACATAAGTCTTTAATCTTTAAAAGAGGGGCTAAAGTTGAAGGCGTTCCAATTGCATTTGCACCAGAACTTTTAATAGGAAAAATATTAGGTGCAAGATATGAGGAATCGACTTGGAATGAACCTGACCCACAAGGAACAAAAGAAACAAAAAGTAAATACCCATATAACCATGTGCATGAAACAGAGTCAGGACACGTCTTTGAAATAGACGACACTCCCGGTGCAGAAAGATTAAATAGACAACATAAAATAGGAACCTTTGAGGAAATACAACCTGACGGAACACGTGTTTCCAAAGTAATGGGCGATGACTATGAGATAGTAGTTAAAAATAAAAATGTTTTTATTAAGGGTAGTGTTAATGTTACAGTTGAAGGCGATGCAACATTTAATGTTAAAGGCGACAAATATGAGGATATTACAGGAAATAGCTTTACGATTGTCAGAGGAGACCGCCATACAAAGATACAAGGTAATGAAGTAATAGAAGTTATGTCTGATATGTCCACTATTGTCGAAGGCTCTAGGGACACACAGATACGTGCCAGAGGAGGAACAGGTGTTCCTAATACAGGCTCAGATACATTAGTTGTTAAAGGTAGAATGCAAACTGATGTAGGTAAGGATTATAAAATTAATACAGTTGAGAAATTCTCAGTATCGGCAATTACGGGTATTAAACTTTTAAGTTCGTTAGGAACATTTAGTGTTTATTCATTACGAGATTTAAACTTTGGAACAAGCACATTATCAGATATTAGTTTCTCATCTGGAGGATTTAATATAGGGGCTTCATTAAATATGAATGTTGATGTTGGTTTAGTTAAAACTGAAACAGTTCTTGGCTCCAGCATTTACGTTGTTCCGTCAACAACATGGACGGGTATTATTAATCATATAGGTGCAAATAACCAAACAGGCAACCATACAGTATTAGGAACAGTTTCTGGAACTGTAGTTTCACAAGGAACAACAATATTAGGAACACACGTTCATGCTATTACTAGTGGTTCATCTGCAGGCACAACGGCGCCACCAACATAAGGAGTATAAATGAGTTGCGGACCAGCACAGGGCTTAATAGATTTAGCCGACAATATTGATAGCACATTACAGTATGCTGACGATGCCTTGGCAGCGTTAGATAAAAAGATTGCTTCTATTCCAGG